CATTATCCTTCTTTGTTTCAGATCGAATATCAGTATAAAGGAAAGGCTAATACATACTTAACAAAGATTGCTGATTGTGCCTTGACAAATATGGACATTAATTACGGAGCAAATTCTACATTAACGACTGTTAAAGGCACTTCTGGTGCACCAACAGAAATAAAAATGACATTACAGTTTCAAGAACTTAAATTGCTTGATCGTGCATTTTTCGAGGAGTGGGGACCAGATGCTGTGACCGCGGCACAAGTAGATGAGGGATTAACTCCGATAACACCAGATGAAATGTCGCAAGAAGAACTGGCTAAACTCGATCAAGCCAACTACAATACATTCCAGTGGGATATAATGAATTCAGATCAGGGATCTTTGAGTTAATCAGAGTACGGTATAATTAGGAGAGAAAAATGTTTTTTAAAATGTTTCCAAGAATGTTATATGAGATAGAAGGAGAATATCTAAACTATCCAGATATCTTTAGGCGTGTTGGAACAAATGAATCGTTTAAAAAATTCATATATCTTGATACATATCACATCGATGATGGAGAAAGAATAGAAGAAGTTGCTAATGCTATTTACGGTAGTCCTGATTATCATTGGGTAATTATAGTCGCTAATGATATAGTTGATCCTATACATGAATGGCCATTATCTTCTAATGACTTGATTAAGTATTGTACGAAAAAATATGGAACAAATGGATTGTACACGGTACATCATTATGAATTTAATGATGCATCTGGTATTACTGTAGATTACGATGCTACTAAACTTTCAGAGGGTACTATTAAATCGATATCCAATTTTGATTATGAAGTGGGATTAAACGAGGCGAAAAGAAGTATTAAACTTTTAAAGAAAGACTATTTAGTGGAGTTTGTAAATCAATTTAAGAGATCGGTGAGAAAGTAAATGGCAGATGAAGGCCAGCAAAAGGACAATGCAGAGGCAGTTGGCGCAGTAAATATTGAAGAAATATATTTGCGTACGGCTGATAAGAGATATTTCAATCTCTCAAATTTTGTCCAACAGATCATAATATACGAAAATATAGGACAAGCGTGTCTTACTGGTAGTCTGGGTATTGCTGATTCAACTAATGCTATTGGTAATTTAAGACTTTATGGTAAAGAAATAGTTACCATGAAGATTAAAAGTCCCTTCTTAGAAGATAGTGAAGCGATTTATAGATCGTTCATGGCATATTCTATTACTGATAGAATACAACAAGGTGATAGACAACAATTTTTTAAATTGAATTTTATATCTTTGGAAGGAGCAAAAGATGTATCGACAAGATTATCTAAAAAGTTTTCAGGTTCAACTGAAGAAATAGCGGCTGAGATATACAATGAGATTTTAAGCGAACCTCGAATATATGATAGAGATGGTAATCCCACGGCTGGCACTAATCTAGTTATTGGTGGAAAACCCCACAAAACAAACAATTTTGCTTTCGTTGCTAATAATTGGTCTGCTATAGAAACATTAAACTTTGTTGCTAAAAACACAGAACCGGCAGATGTTAATGGTCTGGCTGTTTTACCCAATGCTTTATTTTTTGAACGAAGAGAAGAATTCTATTTTGGAACATTAACAGATTATGTTTTAACACAGAAAAACAAGAATTTGATTTACGATGAATATAACTTTATGCCAGCATTAGATGGAAAATTCAATCAGAACGAAGAAAGACTTACATATGGAAGTTATAACTATATAAGTCCTTTTATATCAAGACAGTATTGTGTTCCTTCTACTTCCAGTTTTGCGGAACATTTTAACGAGTTAAAAAATCAACGAACTGGTTATTATGGAAATAACACTATCGGTATTGATATGGTCAATAGACTCAACTATCAAATGATATTCGATTATGTTGGAAATTTAGAAGATATAAATCCAAATAATAGGGTACCTAAAAAGTGGGAAGATTTTGCACATATTTCTCCCAAACGACCTGGACCAGATAGACCCATTTATAATCCCCAAGCAGTACAACAAGTAAAGATAGGTGCATCTAATTTATTTGATTCTGATGACTTTGGTTATGATATGGAATATTTTGAAATGAGTGCATTAAGAAGAACCGGACTTGCTGAACAGAAAAGATTAAAAGTTATTATAACTGTTCCTGGAAAAACTGATGTTCAGGTGGGATATATGGTAAGACTTAATTATCCTAGCGTAGGAGAAAAACTATCTGGTGTAACTTCAGAAGATACTTTAGATCCAGCAGTTTCTGGATTATATGCAATATCAGGAATAGTTCACAATATAACACCACAAAATCATACTATGAAACTTGAGTTGATTAGAGATTCGTTTGGAGATGACTAATGCCTAATAACATATATCCAGAATTTACATGGTGGCAGGGTATTGTCGAAAACAGAAATGATCCCGATAAGATGGGAAGATATCAGGTCCGTATTTTTGGTTATCATAGTAGAAATAAAGTAAAATTGCCTACTGCTGATTTGCCATGGGCTATTCCCATGCAACCTGTTACTTCAGCCGCTATTTCAGGAGTGGGTAGTTCACCAACTGGTATTGTAGAAGGATCTGCTGTTGTTGGATTTTTTGCTGATGGTCCTGATGGACAGATTCCCGTAATCATGGGATCATTTGGTGCTATGACAATGTTACCATCTAATGATAGCGGTCCGATTAAGTTTGATAGATCGACTGTTGGATTTTATGATGAGAGCGAAACATTCCCCAGAAATAAATCAAAGCCCTTTGAGAAAGCAGTATTAGAAGATGTAGAGACTGATAATCCTAATTTTGTTAAAGGTGGAGATGAAGAAGAAACTATCACCACTAAGTTAAAAGATGTCAAAGATCAGGGTTATAATAGTCTAGACGAACCAGATTCTTCTCGCCTTGCTAGGGGAAGTAAATGGGCTGAACAACATTTCTCTTTGAAATCAAAGAGAGCGAACAGAATAGGAAAGCAAGACGGATTAAATGATGAGCAGATAGATGCTGAGTATAAGGGTATACCTAAAGCAACTGCTCCAACTTCAACGATTTATAAGACAGAAGAAGCAAGTTTAACACATCCTGGTATGACTGCTACACCAAAACCCAAGTATACAGAAGAGTATTGGGAAGAACCACTACCACAGGGAGTTGCAGAATCAGTATCACAGTATCCTTACAATCATGTCAGAGAAACAGAAAGCGGACATGTGTTTGAAGTTGATGATACACCAGGTGCTGAAAGAATTCATCAATATCATAAGTCTGGAACATATGAAGAAATTATTGCAGATGGTTCTAGATCAGTAAAGATTGTTGGTAAAGATTATGAGATTGTAGTATCAGATAAAAATATACTTATTCAAGGAGATTGGAATATTACTGTTGATGGTGATTATAATCTAAATGTCTTGGGTAACAAGTATGAAGATGTTAATGGTCATTTATTTACTGCTGTTAGAGGAAATGCTGTAACTAAGATTCAAGGTAACGAAACAAGAGAAATAATGACTGACTATTCACAATTAATAGTTGGAAATAAATGGGAAACTATTCAAGCAAATCAAGGAACTGGACAATATGTTTTAAGAGTTCAGGGTTTATATACTCGCAGTATTTCAGAAGAAATGGCTCTTTACAAATTTGGTAAAATTTCTGAAGTTATGGGAGATTATAAAGTTATAGTAAGTCCCGCAGTAGGATTACATCCAAGAAAAGGTCCTCCAGGACCAACAGGTGCACCTTTGGGTAGACCAGAAATTCCTGGTATTACTAATTATGGATCGTTCAAAGTAAAGACTATAGGTGATATAGAATTTGGTACATCAAAGTTGCCTATAGGAACTACTTTTCCTACTATATCTATGCAATCTGCTTATATCACTTCAACTGCATTATTTGGAGATATAGAAAGCGTTGGTATTATACCTCAACCAATGATGGCACCTGGTATGCCCATGGGTAAATGGACTCAAGTAGATACTGTAGGAATAACAGAATTAGTATTTGCAGGTAAAATAGCCCGTCTGAATTTGTCAGGTCCTATTGTTGATTATTCTTCTACTTCTATCATGCAAGCGGCTTCTGCCCGTATTACGCAAATGTCGGGATCAATTACGAGGAATGCTGGAATGATTAAAGATAATGGTGGTGGAATGATAAGCATGAATGCTGGTATTATTAAGTTAAATTAGGAGTAACTGATGGATTGTCAATTTGGAGCATTAGGAGATTTAGCAGATAGTATAGGTGGATTCCTAGATGAGATTGATGGTGTTATTAATAAAATACAAAATAAGATCAATCAGATTCCTGCCTTAATTGATGCTGAATTAGCAAAGCATATCGCTGATATAAAACAGAAGTTGGAAGATGAATTTCCATTGTTGTCAGATTTAAGTCAATTAAAATTGGCTTTACCAGAAGAAATAAAGAATCTAGCAAACTTGGCTCAAGATGGCATTGCATTCGCAAATGAGTTCGATAAATTAAAAGAAAAGTATAAAGATGTTGATGTTGAACTCCTGAAAGATCCTAGAAATATAACGAATCTTTTAAGAGATATACAGGGTGATCTTAATAGATTGTGCGACATGGTACCCACCATGAAAGAAGTTGAAGTTGAAGAATGTGATCCTCCGGTAGTAACAGTTGTTAAAAAACCGAACGCAGATGCTGGGAAAGAGTTACCAGACGGTAGTGTAGTGCCAGAGTTTCGTGAGGAAAGGGCTGAAACTCCTGGCGAGTGTAGAATGGTAAAACAAAAACAACTGCGTGGTAGAGGCAATAGTGAGATGAATGAAAATATGAAAGTCAATATCGAAGCAAAATCACTATTAAAGAAAGAGGGAAGAAAAGCGGCTTTCAAAGACTTGAAAAATTTAGTATTAAGTTTTGAGTACCCAGACGATCCTGGTTCTGGTAAAGGATTAGGAAATAGTCTAGATGGTGCTAAATATGGTATCAATTAATATGGATTATTATAAATAGTCAAATGGCCATTACTACTAAAGCAACAAGAATTTATAAAGACATCGATCTGTCTTTTTCTAAAAATGCTATCTCTAAAGACATAGGGAGAAAAGTAGATGTGGGTGCTGTAAAACAGGGTATGAAGAATATTATCTATACTGCTATAGGTGAAAGACTCTTTAATCCTGGTTTTGGCTCTCAAATGCGAGAGATGCTTTTTGAACCAGTTGATAGCGCCAGTGCTGGTGTTATATCAAAACTGTTATCCCAATGCTTGGGAAACTACGAAAAAAGAGTTACTACACATAGAATAGATGTTAAAGCAAATGAAAAAGTAGATGGATATAATGTTGTTGTTCTGTTTAGTATTCTTGGAATAGCAGATAAACAGAAATTAGAAATAGTATTAGAGAGATTAAGATAATGCCCAATGTAGCGATTAATGGCAATCTTGCTGGAGGAGTAACAACAGGATTAACAACTAATGTAATAGTTAACGGTCAACCAGTAGTGTGTATAGGATCATTAGTTGCATCTCATGGCTCTTCACCACACGCGGCTGCCACGATAGTAGAAGGCAATACTGGTAGAGTAGTGATGAATGGAAAAATTCCTTCTGTAAGTGGTAATAAAGCAAGTTGTGCCCATGTTTTAGTCGGCACTAGCAATGTAACGATAGGATAAAATAAATGGCAATCAAAAAAGTAACAGAATTAGACTTTGATACTATCAAAACAAATCTGAAAGCACATATGCAGAATCAGACAGAGTTTACAGATTATAACTTTGATGCATCTGGCTTGTCTGTTATTATAGACTTGCTGTCGTACAACACACATTATAATGCAGTAATGGCACATATGGTAGCCAATGAAGCGTTTATTGATTCGGCTGTAAAAAGAAACTCTGTTGTTTCTATTGGAAAGACTATGGGTTATACGCCCAGATCGGCTAGAAGTGCTAGAGCGACAATCGATTTAACCGTAACACCTGCAGATACATACTCTTCAAATACTTTAGTTATTGGTAGAAATGTACAATTCACTACATCTGTCAACGGAACGGGTTATAGTTTTTTCCCAAGCGAAGATTATACTGTTACTAGGACAACTAATGCAAGTGGTGTAGAACAATTTCTATTCACTGGTATAGAATTAGTTGAGGGTACACGAACAGAAACATCTGAAATTATAGGCACAAATAATACATCTGGTCCTATTATCTTAGCGAATCAAAATGTTGATACTACTACAATTAGAACAAGGGTCAAAGAAAATACTGCGTCTTCGGCAACAACTACTTATAATGTATCTGATACAATTATTGCTGTTGATAATACTTCTAAAGTATTTTATGTAGATGAGAGTGTATCAGGATTCTATCAAGTATCGTTTGGAGATGGAACACTAGGCGTTAAGTTAGCCGCAGATAATGCTGTAATTATAGATTATATAATAAGTTCTGGTCCCCTTGCAAATGGAGCATTCCGATTTAATATTCCTGTGCAAATAACGGGTACAGGAGAAACAATAGTTGGTAATGTTACTGCAAATGCCGCGGGTGGTGCATTTAGAGAAGATATAGATTCTATTAGATATAATGCACCGAGATATAATGCAACTAAAAATAGAGCGATTACATATAGTGATTATGAAACGCTGATAAGATCAGCAAATCCCAATGTTAAGGCAGTTACAGTTTGGGGAGGAGAAGACAATGATCCTCCTATCTATGGAAAAGTGTTTGTATCATTACAACCAAGAACGGGTCTTGTTATAACTGAGCAAGAAAAACAAAATTTACTTGATGTGACAATAAAACCAAGACAACCAATTACAATGCTCACTGAGTTTGTTGAGCCAGAATACACATATCTGGGATTAAATATAACTGCTACTTATGATAATAAGATAACAACCCTTTCTGGCGATGCTATAAAGGCTTTAATAATTGCTGAAGCAGAAAATTATTTCGATACTAATTTGAATATGCTAAAAAAGAATTTTTATTATTCGGTTCTTACAAAAAGATTATCCGCACTTTCAGATTCAATTATCGGTATAAACATGGAACTTACATTGCAGAAGAGACTTGCTGTCGGAACAAATACTGCAACTAGATATCAACCCAATTTTCATAATAAGATTATGCCTAATTCATTGAGAACAAATTATTTTCAGGCTACTGTAAATAATGCATCATATAAAGTTAGCATTGTTGATAAACCTGCGACTACTGTTGTTGCACCACAATATAGTGGAACAGGAACATTACAACTGAAAGATGTTGGTGCAGATACTATTATAAATGATAATGTAGGTACCATCGATTATGACACTGGAAAGTTAGATGTTACAAGTTTAACGATAAGCGAGATTACTGGAACAGCAAACACTTTGCTAAATTTCAATGTAACTCCACATGAAAGTTCAAAAAATGTTTCTACTGACTTATTGATTAGACAGCAAAGCGATACAACTTATGCGGTAACGCAAAAAGCATCTAGAAATAATGTTATAAATTTAGATCAAAATTCTGCTGATACTACTAACAATATCATGGCAGGAGTAAATGTAACAATGATTGCAAGGACACTTGACTCCTAATGAGTACAGACGCCCCAAGATTTAAGAGATTTATAAAGACGATAAACATCACTAGTGGTGGGTCTGGTTATTATGGTAATGCTACCGAATATCTTCTTATACCTGCACCCAATACTACTGATGTAAATGACACATCTTTACAAGCGACTGCTACTGTAACATTTTTAAGTGGCGCAATAAGTGCGGTTACTATTACTGAATCTGGTGATGGTTATGCTAGTTCAGTAACTCCAGTCTTACAAGGTTCTCCAAGTGCTATTAGTAATGTTAGTACAGTAGATCCAAACAGAGATGCTGGAACATATACTTCTCTTATTGCTGATAGTTCAGATTATAACGGCACTGGTGCAGTTGTAACATTTACTGTAGACGGTACTGGTGCGGTAACTGCTCAGAGTGTTGCATATGGAACGGGCACTCATTATCGTGAAGGAGAGAAGATCACAATAAATCCGATCACTTTTGGTGGTCAGGCTGATCATGATCCAGTTG